CGAGCCATGGGCCCGAGGGTGCTTCGATGGAGTCGCGCGCTCCAGGGCTCGCCGGCTTGCTGCGGAGCGTTTGCCTGGCTGCCTGGGCGATGACCGTGGGCCACAGCCGCCGCCAGGCCAGCGAGTCGGCCAGCATGGCGGAGGAGGAGTCCTGCCAGGCCTCGGATTGCCGCGTGACGAGCAGTTCGGCGCGCGCGAGGTCTTCGAGCGGCCAGGCCATCGAGGCGCAGCCTGTCGAATCCGCGTTCAACGTGGGCATGGTGAACCAGAACACGAGCGCCAGCGCCAGATGGATCATCCCTGAACCCTCCGGGTTCCCGCCCTACTTCCCGTTCGACGTCACCCTGGCGAGCGTCTCGTCCTTCAGGTGGCTACTCGCGCTCGAGCCGAAGTAGAAGCTCCACACAGCAGCGACCCCGCTGCCAACGATGCCCAGCACGATGTCGAACGCGGTCCGATTCGATTCGGGGACCGCCTTGGTGAACAGCGCGACCAGCATGCCGGCGAGCATCAGGTGGATGAACAGCGCGAGGCACGCCGGCACCCAGGAGCGGGTCGAGACCTGCATCGCCCTGGCGTTCGCGGAATCTTCGGCGCCGATCCTGAGCACGTCGATGTCCATCTGCTTCATCTGCGCCGCGAACGTCTGCTCCGCCTGTTTGAGCTTGAGCAGATCGTCGGCCGTGAGCGAGGCGACCTTCTTCTCCAGCGACTTGTCGTCAGCATCGACGCCGAGTGCGGCCGAGAGCGCGCCGCGCGCCATGTTGCCCAGCGGCCCCGGGAGCATGCCTCCCAACGTCGGTGCCACCTTGCGGATCACGTCCATCCAGCTCGCCATTACTTCCTCCCTATTTCTTCTCGAGTAACCGCGCCAGCAGCGGCCCGAAGATGTTCGACGCCGCGATCAGCAGCGAGACGATGACCGCGATCAGCTTCCACGAGCGGTCGCCTTTCGCAATCTCAACCGTGGTATGAGCGTTCACCAGTTCCACTGCGGAATCGCGTCCCTGCACCGTGCTGATCGCCGCTCGGTCCATCGCCTCGGCCACGCGTTGAAGCATCGCCGTCTGAACGTTCGTGGCCTTCTGGATGTCATCGAGTCGCGCTCCGCTCTGTCGCTGAATCTCGACCAACGATCCGGTCGCCTCGGCCTGATTCTCGGCGGTCCGGATGATGCGTTCGACCAGGTGCTCGGGGATCTCACTCATGCGAGGCCCTCGATCATGTCGGCGAGCCGGTTCATCCAGCCCCAGGCGAATGTGACGTTGTCGGGGATACCGTCCTTGTCCCGGTCGGTGAGGTTCTTCGAAATGATCCGGCCATAGAGACGCGCGCGCTCGGCGAGGACCCGGATGGCGAGCAGCTTCCCGTTGAGATACGGCACGGCAGCCAGCGTCACCGGTCCGAGCTTGCCGTCGTCCTTGACTCCCAGTGCCCGCTGGAGCAGCTGGATTGCCGGCACGGGCCCGTGGTTGACCGCGCAGTCGAGCACCACCGCTCGCACGTCGTCGTTGCTGATCCTGCCGATCCCGGGACGGGCGAGGTAGCGTTGGCGATAGATGGCGCGCGCTTCTGATTCCTCGAGGTGCTCGACGTCGGCGGCCGTGACGATCTGCGGGCGCCGCCAGTCCTCGAGCGCCGCCTCCGTGATGCCCCAGCGGGTCGGCCCACCCCGATCGGCGGGCAGGTCGGTGAACTTCCCGCCACCTTCGCGTTGGATGATCGCGGTCAGGATCTCCTCGTCGGTCACTGGCCCTCCCACTGTGCCGCGGCCGCCGCGCCGCCGGCGATCTCCAGCTCCGGGTGGATCGAGTTCTCGTGCGGATCGAGCGATCCACCGCACCGCGGGCAGCCGAGCGCCTCGAGCCGCTCGAGCTGGCTCGCCAGTACCCGGAACGACACCACGCAGCTGCAGACGTCGCAGGTCGCAAGTCCCGTGAGCGCCAGCAGGCGCACGTGGACGACGTGCTCGCTCTGAGCCATCAGCGCTTCCCCCCGCGCCGCTGGCTCATACGCGCGGCACCGTGTAGTCGTAGGTCTGGTGGCTGGCGAGCCCGCTCGCGTCATTCAGGGTCTCGACCACCACCCGCACCTGGTTGTTGAGCCGGCCGAGGCCTGACTCTGAGATCTCAGTGGCCGACACGTACGTCCACGAGGTCCCGGTCAGGTTGTCCTCGGTGTGCACGAGCCCGCCGCCCTCGCCGTAGACCTTGACTCGATAGTGGGTGCCCGGCTCTTTCGCCCCGGTGGCGCCCGAGTTGTCGTAGGTCCAGGCGGTCAGCCGGTTGCGGTGCGACCAGGAGACGGTCAGCTCGCCGGTGATCGTCGCCGGGTAGAGGACGGTGTTCAGCTTCACCGCAGTCGGCACGTAGGCGCGGATTGCCCGGCTCGCCAGCCCCACGGAGATCTGGCTCGCCGAGGCGATCGGGAGCGTGCCGAGCGAGTTGAACGGCAGCAGTTTCGCCGTCACGGTGGAGTCCGCCCCGTAGTCCGCCGAGGTCGTCAGCCCGGATCCGCCGGTCAGGAACCACACCCGTGCGGCGCTCGAGTGGGCGCGCGGCGAAGTGTCGAGCACGCCACGCGCGATGACGGTGATGGTGTAGGTCCCGTCGAGATTGTCGGTGATGGTCTGCCAGGCGATCAGCTCGTCATCGATCAGCAGCAGGTTCTTGCCGGCGGCGAGGTCGGCGGACGACACCGAGGCGAGCTGCCACATGTCCACGCCCGCGAGCACCACCAGGCTCGTCGCGCCGATCGCCATGGCGGCGTTCAGGGTGCCCGAAGGAGTACTCCCCGAGGCGTCTGCGGTATGGGCATAGGCCGTTCCGCCGGCGGGATCGCTCCACACCTCGTAGCCCAGCGTGACGCCGGCGCCGCGCGCGGCGAGCGTCATGGCGCGGCGGTGCTCCCCGCCGATCAGCCCGTAGGGCGCCTCGATGAGGCGCGAGGCGGAGAGCGCCGAGGGCGCCGACGTCGGGTTGGTCCAGACGGTCCCGGGCGGAGGGCTGTAGCCGGTCCAGTCCACCGCGAAGATGTCCGGCACGGCGTCGATCTGGATCTTCCCATCCAGCAGGCTCCCGCTCCGGGGCCGGGTCACCCGGAACACCAGCCCGGTGATCCCGAGCGGCGGCCAGTTGACGACCGCCACGCTCCCCGGGCGCAGCGCCCAGGCCTCACGGTTCGCCACCATGGCGATCTGCGCCGGCGGCAGGCTCAGGGCCTTCAGGGCCCGCGCCGCGACCCGCTGCGCGGCCGCGGCGTTCGAGAGGCCGCGGAAGTTGATCGATTCGACCGCGAGCTGACCGCCCTGAATCTGGATGTTGGCCAGGTCCTGCGCCTGGGCGACCCGGGGGGTGAAGTTCTGGGCCCGATCAACGTACTCGATCTTGATGTTGTTCCGGGTCTCGCCCCAGCCGCCGCGGGCGATCTCGAAGCTCTCGAGGTTCGATTCGTCGAACACCGGGAGGCTCCCGACCGTGTAGTCGGCGCGCGCCAGCTTGAGCGTGAGCGCGCCGGTCGCGGGATCCGCGTAGAGCACGCCGTCCACGTGCCGCAGGATCTCCTGGATGATCTCCGAGGCGGGAGCGGCGGTATCCACCAGCATGCTGAGCCCCAACGCCTCGGTGTAGAGCGTATCGCCGGCGGCGCGGAAGCTCGTGACGTCGATCAGCCCGCTCGAGAGCCCGAGGCCCCAGCGGGTGTCGGTCAGGATCTCGTAGATCATCGCGGCCGGGTTCGCATCGCCCGCGATGTTCTCGTGCCCGCCGGTCAGGGCGAGCTGGTTCGGGCAGCGACGCACGGTGAAGGAGATCGGCCGCAGGAACGAGCTGTTGCCGAGGTACATCCGCCGCAGCACCGCGTGGCAGACGCCGCGGTAGCCGGGGATCGTGACCGCGGCCTGGTCCTGCAGGTAGTCGTTCGCGGTCTGGGTGAGCGAGCCGGCGTAGAAGTCCAGGTTGCCCTGGATCCCGCCCTCGTGATCGTCGCCCCCGAACAGCGGGATCATGGTGAAGATCGAGGTGCCGAGCCAGTTCACGAGCTGCGTGAACGAGTAGCGATCGAAGTCCCCGATGGTGGTGATCGAGTAGGGCGTGGCGGGCTTGTCGTCCCAGCGCACGTCGATCAGCGCGTCCACGGGCCCGAGGCACAGCACGTAGTCCATGCCGAGGCTGTAGTGGTAGACGATGCCCTTTTCCTTCCGGTCGATCGCCTGTGCCACCAGGTCCCCGTACCAGGTGACGTTCGGGCCGCGGATGCGGCACGTGCCCCAGGCGACCGGGATCGCGCGCCCCTCCTCGGCCGTCGGCAGGTTGAAATCGCCGAGGCTGCTCGGCTGCGGCGCGTCCGTCTTCGGCCGCGGCTGGAAGTAGTGCGCGAGCAGGGTCACCGCGATGTAGATCAGCCAGAACCAGAAGCCCATCAGGCAATGCTCCCGTCGTGCGGATTGCGGGTCGGGATGCGCGCGAAGCCCATGTGGTTGACGATGTTGTTGAACTTGGTGCGGCACGCGGTCTCGGTGCGGTCGCACCCCGCGAACACGTAGGCCGTCTGCCCGGCCGCGAGCGAGGTGAGCGCCGAGACCAGCATGACCAGATTGCTCACGTGGGAGACGATGAAGCGCACCTCGCCGGCGGGCGTCTCGAGCCAGCCGTTCTCGTACCAGCCGTCGGGCTGCATGGCGAAGTCCGCCGAGTTGATCGCCACGCCGTTCACGGCCGAGAGCGTGACGACGTCGCGGAACGAGGCGCGCGCGACCCCGCAGCCGGGCGAATAGAGCGCCCAGTTGCACTGGGTCTGAAAGCCGAGCGCGGGCATGCGGCGCTTCAAGATCTGCGAGATCGGCAGGCAAATCAGCTTCGCCTCGGAGCCCGTGAAGGAGACGCCGGCGACGCTGCCCATGAAGATCACCGCCGGATCGGTCAGCTCGCCGCGGTGGGCGCGGTAGACGGTCAGGCTCACGGTCGAGGGCGGCGCCCCGGGGATGAACAGCACCGCGATCGGGTGGTCGCGCGGGACCGAGATCTCGAGCGAGCCGGCCTGGTCCTCCTGCGAATGGTCGAGCTCGCCTCTCTGGAGCGTGTTGGGCTCGTAGGTGCCGCTCGGGAGGACCACGGCCTGATCGGCGCTGGTGAAGAGCCACAGCGTGCTCCCCATGGCGAAGCGGTAGCATTCGACCGGCTGGCCCGAGTAGCGCGACTTCTCGCGGCTGTCGAAGGTCATACCGGCGCCTCCTGCGGGAGCTCGCGCACCGTGATGGCCGCCTCGGCGACGCCACGACTCAGCCAGTTGGTCCGGGTCTTATCCTCCTCGAGCCGACAGAGCTTCAAGAACGAGACCACCGTGGTGGCCGCGGGGAACGCGCGGGGTGTCCCGCTGTCGAGCCCGAGACTCTCGGTCACCCGCCCGCCCGGGTCCGTGGCCGCGGTCACCTTGCGGTAGACCGGCGCGCTGATCGGGTCGTAGAGGGCGAGATGGCGCCGCCCGCCGCCCGCGGGGAACATCTGGCCCGTATAGCCGACCCACTTCACCGTGAGCGACGTCGCGCCGTTGGCGGCGTCCTGATCGAGGGTCAGGTCCTGCTGGTAGCTCGGCAGCCAGAACGGCACGCAGCGGCCCTTCCTGGCATCGAGGAAGGCCTGCATGGCGGTGATCTCCGGGCGCGAGAAGCAGGTCCAGAGGAACGGTCGGGTCGGCGCCGGCGCGGCGGCCTGGGCATCCGAGACGCGCTGGCCGGTCTGGGGGTCGAGTAGCACGAACTTCCGTCGCACGATCTCCGCGAGTGTTCCCTCCCGGTTGTGCCGGGTCAGATCGAGCACGTCGAGCCCGAGGTAGGTGCTCACTGGACCGCCTCGAGGCTGAAGGCCACGCGCGCCCCGCCGACACCCAGCGCATGCCAGTCGAACGGCTGCTCGGCGCTCAGGCGCCCGAGCCGGACCGGCATCGCGAGCGTGGTGCCCGCCGGCCAGCTCAGCGTGGCGCCGAG